GGCCGGATTAACTCTGCATTGCACACTGTAGGGCGCATCCGTCGATAGCTTCTCACCCGGCTCACCAGCGCCGTTCTTGAGAATAGCGCCGCGCTCGCTGCCCACAAACCCGAAACCGACCCCGCCGGCAGCCACTATTAGACCGTCATCATGCCAAGCCCCGGCGTCCCAATCCGTCGCCAGAGAAGCGGAGAAGTCCTCCTCATAAGTCAGGCGCCCTTCGGCGTTAAGTGACCGCATGACCGTCAGAAGCCGAACTGGATTGTCCGAATCACGAGTGGAAAACGACTTGACCAAACCCGGCCGAGAGCCCCCGCGCAGACGCTTCTCGAACACGCCTTCCGGGCGCGTATTCGCCGCGTCGAGCGTGGTGAACGGCGGCGATTGCTGGAAAGCGAACCGCTTATTTAGTCCTCCACGCGGGAACTGGACGTCGATGATACGTTTCTGCGGCAATCACGTCCCTCCAGTTACCCCGAACTTCTCGCAGAGACTCACGTGTTGCGGCGTCAGCTTCTTTTTCGTACTCAGTTCAGTGAGAGCGGTGGCAACTATACCAGCGAGCACGGTGCCGATCTCGATCTCCTTCTCCGTCAGCTTCTCCAGGGCATCAAAGGATATTTGTTGCGACGGGCTCGTCACACCCAAGTCCTTGAGGTCCGACTCGCTTAGACCGAGCTGTTCGCGCACATCGTGAACCAACTTCATTGTTAGAAGGTCGCCTTCCGGCGGCAACACCGCATTGAGCAGCAGCAGCCGCTCTCTTCCATTCAGTAGCATAAAAACCTTTCCATGTAAGTTCCCTGAGACCGACTACGCATCGGTCTCGATAACCTGAATCCTCAGCACCACCGTCCATTGCTTGCCAGCAGGGACCACCGCGTCCAACTCCTCTTCGCCAACCTCTGACTTGAGCTGTTGACCCGCCGCAATGGTCTTAGTTCTCTCAAGGCGGTGCGTCACCCTAGCAGCCGTTTCTGTCCTTCTTAGTTCCATGCGTCACCATCCTTAATCTTATGCGGTCGGTGAGTCGTACAGGTGGATGTACCGGAGCTGCCCACCTGCCTCAGAGCAAAACGGAATGCTGCCTACTGCCGCCGCTGTCGGGCTTCCCGCCGTATACCCCAGGGCCAATACTAGGCTGTTGACGTTGAACACCGAGTCGATTTCCGAGTTGGCTCCGTCGAAGTTCAGCTCGAAAATACTACACCACGCCGGATTGCTCTGTAGCAAGCACTGGTACTTAGCCCAGGAAATGTAAGCGCCCGTCAGGGTGGCTCCACCATCCCAGATGCCATCGGTGTGAACGTGACAATAGTCTGGAACAACAGCCGAGCCGCCCAGGTTGACCCAGGTCGAGGCCGCCGCGATCTTGCCGGTTCCCGTGCTACTGATCGTAAGATCAATCTCGACCGCGCCGTAGCCGTCTGTCATGGCCGGAGTAGCGCAGGTAAAAGCGAATCTCGCAGCTCTGGCATCCGCAGGCAGAGCACTCACGACCATCTCACACGCCTTGGTCGTAGCCCCCAGGTAGATACCGTCAACGCAGGAACCGGTGTCGATGTAGATGGCGGTTTCCCAGAGTTCCTTACTGGAAGATGTTTTGATGTACATCCCCACGAAGGTGCAGGATGCCATCGAAACGTCGCCATGGACACTGGAGTCGATAGTGACACCGCAGAGCCAGCCGCTTGTGATCGACACGTCCGTGCTGAAGTCGAGCGAGAAGAACCCGCCGCTTCGCACGGTCGTCGAGGTTCCGCTGAGCACCGTGCCCGATTCAGACGCCTCGATGGTGCCGTTGACACCGCAGTGATTGCCGTCGGCCAAGTCGGCCTTCACCCGCAACCGGCCGTCGATGGCCTCGAACGAGATTTGGTTCGTCTGATCGACGCTCACCTCGTATCGACAGCGGAGTCCGCACGTCAGGCCGGTCGAGCCGGCGGTGAGGTCGGCCCCCGTCTCGGCGTGTAGCTCAAAGGCAAACGGCGTGGCCGTCAGCGTGGGAATCCCGGTCCCCTGGACGCCCATTCCCATTTGGACGTTCGTGAGCTGGAGTCGCGAGTTGCCGACATCGAAGAGGGCGTACTCACTAGCCGAACCCATGAACATCTTCACGTCCAGGTCGGTCGTGCCGTCACCGAAGTTCCATGCCCCGGTGTCATGTATCTGTGGACGAGCTACGTAGACCCCGCCAGCGGTAAACGACTGAACGACGTCCCCGCTGTCGCCGGCCTCGAAGGTCTCGTCGGTCGCCATAGCGAACTTGGCGCCGGAAGCCGCGCTACCGATCTCAGTCCAGTCCGCAGTCGTCTTGTTACCCGCGTTGTATTGCGGCGCACCGGCCACATCGCTTTCAACGAATATAGCGCCCGGCGCCCAGCCTTCAACGCCGTTGCCAGGCGTCGTCCCAAACCCGAGCATGTACCCTTCCGGCGTCTCTATCAGCCGGCCGCTGCTCTTGAAAGCTAGCGTGGCTTCCAGTTCAGTCTGAATATGATGTATACCCATTCTCGTTTTCTCCTAACGGTAGGTTATCGTTACTGTTCCTTTGACTCCGGCGCCGCCAGCACTTAAGATCGCGAACAGGCGTTTGTTCGTGTCCGCGACCTTATACAATCCTCTCGGCAAACGAAAACTCCACTTCCCTGCTGTTGACACGTACAGCGCGAACACCGTCACGAAGTTCGTTTGCACAATCAGTGACCCGTTCGTCGGCGTACCATCATAAGAAAACACAATGCTATCCACGGCAAGAAATTCGCCTGCGTGCCCAGTAAGTGTGCCAACAGCGGCCGTCGAATTCGCCGCAGGTGCGCTCGACGATGTTCGCAGAACAGCTTGTCCCAATGGCAAGTTTCTCATCAGTGGTACGTCAAGTTGGAGACACGTCGCCGCCCAAGCCCGCCACTGCCGCAATTCGCAAGCATCGGGAACCCACGACTGGCAAGTTCGTAAAGCCCACGCGGGAAACGGAACATCTGCGGACCGGCACGCGGAACATACACCTTGAAGATCGTTCCCCGACCACCGACGCTTATAAGCGCAACACCGTTCGACGTAGGCGTGATGTCAAATCCGCAATACATCGCGTCCGCACTCCACATCTGATCGCCACTTGCTGCTACAGTCACTACGGCCGCTGTCGGTTCGTCAACCAATGGAGCGTGAGTGCCATTCTGCTCAACCACAGATGGGTCCGGCAAGTTCCTCATTACCGGTACGTGATGTTCACGCTCCCCTTGCACGTTCCCGTGGCCGCAGACAGCGTTACAACCAGCGCCTCGTTCTTGTTGTTTACGCCTACATACAGACCCTTGGGGAACAACACCTCGTGCGGTCCGGCAACGTCGATGTCGTTCGGAATGTACAACGTAAACACCGTCACGCCGCCAATCGTCACGACCAATGTTTCAACGTCGCCCGGCGCCTTGTCGTATCCGAAGTGAATCGAGTCCAGTACCCAGAAGTCGCTTGCAACGGCATCCACCGTCGCTACAGCAGCCGTGTCCGCAGCAGGGGCGTGAGTCTTGTTGAGTTCAACCGCGTCGTCAAAAAGCATCCGCATTGTCTGTTCTCCTACAGCAGAGTCACATAACCACCGTGTCGTTGACAACAAACCCCGGCAGAGCATACGTCTCCGGCCACGGCGAAAACCTCTCCCTCGCCACGTTCGGGTCATAGGCAAAGCCCAGCCGCTCCGGGGCCAGCATCCGCCGGTCCAGGCTCACGCTGGTTTTCAGGCGCTCGATGAACATCTGGTACTCGGCGCCCACGTTGTCGTTGAATATCCGGTCCGCCGCCGCCCGGCAGCTTTGCAGAATCGTCTCTGCGAGCGCCGGGCCGCCGAGTGCATAGTCGTTGTCACTGGCCAAGGCGTCCGGGTTGATGTTGTAACGAAAAGTCAGGTCGTACTCTGAGTCGGGCGTGGGATACAAAACCAGCTCGTACCGCTGGCCGGAAAGACCCGAATTGTACGCCCTGACCGCCGCGTACCTGGGGATGCCCGAAGAACTGACGCCCTGCTGGAGTTGGCGGATGTAGTTCTCCCCGACAATGTCGATCTTGCGGTAGGATTGGTTTGCCGCGAAAGTGATCTCACCCTCGATCCCGCCGAAGTCCGCCGGAAGCTGGTATAGCCCGTAGTCCGCGCTGGTCCCGAAAGTTCGCACGGGCCGCATCCAGCTCCACTCATGTGCCGAGCCTTCGCCAAGTACGAGAGCGGGCCAGTACACCTGCCGCAATCCGCTGTCGATGGCCAGGTTAACCCGTGCCAGGTCATCCGTGTCCGTAGGCACGGCGCGCCCCAACTGGGCAAAATCAGCGACGTAGACCTGCAACTCGCTGCGCGTGATAGCCAGCGTGGACTCCGTCGTAGGAGTCAGGACGGTCTTGAAAAGGGCGTCGAGAAAGATCAACATGGACTACACCTCGACGTAAACAAGACTGCCTTCAGCAAACGGAGTCGTGCCGGCCACCTTCAATTCCAACAACTCACCGGCAACCGTCTCAAAATGGCCGACAGGACTGAACCCGTATGAAATCGGAATCATCGTGCCCGCGCCGCCGGCGGCGCCAATCGTACCAGTTAAAGCCGAGCCGGCGGCACCGCTCTTGAATGTGTACTCTTCATCGCCGGTAAGCACGTCTATAGTCATAAACAGCGACAACACTCTGATCTTTTTCCCGGCTACGGCTGCCACCACGGTGCCTGTAACAATCTTATTAATCACGGCAAACTTCGGCGTGAGCTGTGAACCGCTGTTCTGGATCACGTCGCTTCGGAGCGCGGCGTCTACCGGCAGCGGCACACTGCGGGACACGTCGCCGATGTACGTGCCGTCATCGCCGAACCCGAGCTTCACTCGTTGCGCATGTACGCTCGTACTGCCGATCGTCACCTCGTCAGTGGCGATCGTGCTTCCGGCTATACTGAGATTGTCGCTCACGATGCAACTCCCAAAAGGGTGTCGAGGCGCCCCGAAGGGCGCCCCGAACCCATGTTCCTACTACGCACGCAACTGATAGGCGTGAAGCCAACGAGCCCTCACGTGGCCCGAGACCCCCGACCCATGCAGCATGGCGATAATCGGTCGGAGAAAGACATCCGCCGGGAAATCGGTTCCCGTGTTGTTCGGGACCACCTTCGTATCCACCAGCGGGACCCCGTTCACGAAGAATCGCAACAGCGCCTTCTTCAGGTGCATCCCGAGCTTGATATAGGTGCCAGCGGCAATCGTGCCGACGCCATCTCCCACATCAACCTCTGCGACACCATCGGCCCGATACAGCGTATCGAACGTCACAGTGTCAGCTTCCGGGTAATGGAAGCCGACCAGATTCATGTCCCCGATGTCACCGGCCGCCTCGATCGGCAGGATGGCCGATGCCGCGGTCGAGTCGATCACGCCCACAAAGAAGCCGATGTCCAATGTGGTGGTCGCCGAGACATAAACAGACGCCTCGAAGAAAAATTCCTTCGCATCCCTCGTAAGCTGGAACTGGGTGATTTCACGGCTGATCGACGCGCCTTCATTCTGCGCGTCGGAAGCCAGCTTGTAATGGCCGCCAGCCGTCGTCATAACCCTGCCGGATACGGCAGCCGCCCCGGTAGAGCCGAAACCCTTCCATTGACCGCTTTCCGCGATAACGGCTTCGGCCCCATCAACAAGGATAGGAAGGTTCACGAACTCCTTGGAGACGCCGTACGCAACGGCCGGGTCATACCAAATATCACGCGGCGCCAAACCCCAGAGACCGGGGCTCGGGCCGGCGTTCGTGTTCTTGCCGAACATTACAATAGCAGCCATAGCCTGATCTCCTTAGTCGTTATCCGCAGCGGTCGAAAGGACCGCCAGCCGGCGCCTGTTGACACATTTCGTATTCCAAACCAGCCGGATGTTCGCTCCGACGGTTTCCGTCATCCCGGCAACGGGCTTCACCTTGGTCTCTTGCAGCGCCATGCCGCTCAGCAGGACGATGTAGATCACAGCCCAGTTCACGGCGTAGATCGGATTGTCCGTATCATCGTCCAGCTTGCTCACCGCACGCATCGGGTTGCGGTGGAACAGCGCCTCACCATCCTTAGACGCGATATCGTTGCCCAGATTCTCGTTCTGCTGCTCCGCCAGCGTTTCGAGGGCGTTCAGCTTCAAGTAGGGCATGTACCAGATTTTCTTGTCCGGCCCACGCACGTTCTCGGTGAACTTACCCTTGATCGGCGACTTGAAGTTCGTGCGATGCGCCGCCAGCCTCATTTTGTAGACCAGATCGTCCTTACTGACGTTCACGTACGCATGCGCCCAGTTCGCCCACGTGGGAACCGTGGTCGAGCTGATGCCACCCGCCCCGGAGCTGAAGCCGCTCGGGTTACCACCGTTAAAGCCGCCGTCCGAACCTGTCGCCGACGTGCCGCTGATGCTCTTGACCATCCAATACTTGAGCCCGAACGGCGTAATCTCATCCGTCGAGCTGGCAGGCTTGCCCCACCCGTCTGCTTCGATGACATTCGAGAGGGCGAGAAACGCCGCTGCACGCCGTACACCGACAAGGCTGATGATTTTGTTCATGTCGCTACGGTTGACCGCCATTTCGAGCTGGTCCCATGCGTACGGACTGACCGTCCGCCGCCAGGGCACCGTGCCCTGCGCCGTAACGTCCCTTATGACGATTCGCTCTTTGTCGAACAAGCCGATGTTACGCGCACCGCCGCTGTCTCGAATCATCGCATCCCACTTGATGTTATCCCCGCCCTCATACTTGACGTTTTCGCCGTCAATGAGCTGCGGGAGAAAGTGGTGCTCCTCGTCGGTCGCGGCAATCTCCGTAAATTTCAACTTGTCGAAAGTGGCTATCGTCGTATTCGCGATGTCAGCGACATCGTCAAGGCTGATAGTCACTGATTGTTACTCCTTAACTGAGTGTGTTCTCCTGTTGCCTACGATTCATCCTCGCCGACACTGAATTTGCCCAACATCTCACGCAGTTCTTCCCTCGCCCGCATTTGCTTGGACGGGGCCGTACTGCTACGTGAGGAACCACGGCGAAGGAACTGTGCCTGGCGCTTCTCGACCTCTCCGTTGTCTTTGTCTCTCCCCCCGTAAAGCGATTTCAGTGCCTTTTGAACAAGCTGATCGTCGCCCGGAACCGGCCGCGTATTCTGATACTTTCGCACATGCCTATCGACAATCGCAGCCATTTCGTCGAGAACCTCTTCCCTGTTGGTCCGATGCGTGCCGGTCAATTCCAGGGTTGAGCCCTCACCTAGTTCATGGGTGTACGCCCCACCGTGTTTGACCAGCATGTCATCGAAGCGGCTGGCGAACTGTGTCGCCTGGTTGGCCTGCATAGTGCCCGTAAGCTGCACAATAGCCTGTTCGAGCGCAGCCGTCTTTTCGTCATACCTGCCGCTGATCTTGTCCAGAGCTTCGTTGACCTGCTTGACCACGGCCTCATCGAGATCGTCGCTGGCTTGGAGGTGAATCGGCTCCGGCTTCGTGTCCGGCTCCTTTTTCTCCGACTCCCGCTTGGCGGGAACTTCCTCGCGCGAGGTTATCGCCAGAAGCGTTCGTTCCAGATCCGCCACGGTGGAATACGAACGGGCCTTCGACTCGTCGATGCCCAGCTCGGCGGCCATCGCCAGAATCTCAGCGTCGAACTCCTGCGGCGCCCCCTCCGAGGGCTTCTCGGTTTGCTTTTCGGGTTCCTTCGCGGGGGCACCCTCGGGGTCTTTCTTGTCGTCGAGCTTGCCCAATGACACCGGCAGTTCGCTGGGGTCCTCGTTGACCGCTTTCTCGTGAGCGATCTTTTCCTGCTGTTCCGTAGTCAGCGCCGGTTCTTTGTCGTTCTCGGGATCCATGGTTTCTCCAATTCGTTACCGTTGTGCGAGTCTCTGCTGTAACACTTGCCGATTCCCCGCCATCCGCCCGGCGCGACGCCGCATGAGGGCCTGTACCGGCGAACCCATCCGTCCTTGCATCCGTCCTTGACGCCCCTGGGCGCCGCGAGCAGCCAACATGCGGCCGAGGAGCTGCTGCTGTCCGCCGGGTGCCTGCTGTGGACGCCCCATTCTCTGTTGGAGCATTTGCATCATGGCAGCCCGCCGAGGATCACCGCCGGCCTGCTGAAGCTGCGCTTGCTGACGAGCAAATCCCTGCGGATTCGCCGCAACAGCCCTCGGGTCGATGCCCGGCGGCAATCCTTGCTGTTGCTGTTGCATCGGACGCCCCAACTGACTCCTCCCCAACATCGTTCCCAACTGTCCATTCGCCATGAGATTTCTCCTACGGTCTCGTCCGCTGGCTATAACACGCATCCCGATCGTGGATGCCGAGCACTTCCATAATCCGATTTTGGTGTTGGTTGCTCTCCACAATGCAACGCCCCGTCCCGTCCTGACAAAACTGCGTCGGTACTCCGTTGTCGGCTAGATGCTCGGCCGCCTCGCCCACCTGCGAATGAAGTACACCGAGCGCGTCCGATTTTTTCGGCCAACAGGCATTCTTGATTCGCCGCCCCTCCCACTCGGCGGGGATGTCCCGCTTGTAGCGATCTCCACAAATAATTACGGTTGCGGGCGCCTTGCCGACGGGAAACTGGCGCTCGACGGTCTTAGCGAGCGTCGCAAAACGCTTGTGCCTTATGAACCGGGTGTAGCAAAAGGTCACCATAACACTTCGTCCAAAGCGCAAAAAACGGGGGCGCTGACGGCTTTCGGCCACCAGCGCCCCCGTTACAGGTGCTGTGGTAACGGCACGACCGGAGGATCAGTCCGGCTGCCCCTGCTTTTGCGCACTACGCGATCATAGTCTTACCCTCAAACTCCGATCGTCTCTCTCTGCCTGCTACCTTGCCCGCTTATCATAGACATCATCGACGCTACGTCACCCCCCGCCTGCTGAAATTGCCGTCCGTTGCCCCCTTGTCCACCCGCCCCGGCCCCAGAAGACCGAACCGTTTGCGGCGGCGAGCCCACCGATTGCTTCGGCGGGGCGGCCACACCGGTGAACATCAGAAACTCGTCGATCGTTTTCTGGTTCGTTAATTCCGCGACTCGCCGCAGTAACTTGGGCCAATTTATGGTCATTCCCTGCCGCTGGTAATCTTCCCGGTACGGCAAAACGAACCGTTCAAACGTCATCGCCAGGACTTCCAACTCCTCTTGCGGCGTGCGCGCCTGCATGGAGTAAGGATTCACGTCGATGTTGTAGTCCAGGAAATCGCCCTCCATGTCCTCCGGTGTCAGCGTCATGCGGATTCCCTGGGCCGCTCCCGGGTTGGGCTTCACTAGCGGCAGCTCGATGCGCGGGTCGGTAAACAGCCAGAAAGCCAAGTCCCGAAACACGCCTTTCGTGAACTTTTTAACCTTTTTCTGCATCCGCTTTATCCGCTGGGAAGACGCTGCAACCAGAAGCTCGTCCTGGCCCAAAGTGTCCGATTGAGCGGCCAAACCGCCCGTAAGATTCAAATTCCCGGAATACTGGCTGAATAACTGCCGGACCAGCGCACCCATCTGCAAGGTCTGCGGATCCGCTCCGTTGAGCCGGAAATCCTTTATCAGCGTCGGATCGTCCGCCGTAACGACCTCCATGTCGTCGGCGCTAATGAGTTTCCGAGCGTCAGCGGCGGCACTGCGCCTTGCCGCAATCACGGTCTTTTGGTTTTCCGCCTGCCGGGACGACTTTCTAAAGAGCGCCCCGCCCAGCTTTGCGAGCTCGAACACAGTAGCGATCGGCGACAGCGGAATCGTCGAGCCGGGCACGGTCTCGAAACCCAGCATGTGGTACGGCCCGTTTTCCGGCCCCTGCCATTCCATCCATTCCAGCACCAATGGCCTTATGCCGCGAGCGTCGCCCGCCATGACCATGATTAGATTTGGTTGCGGCAGCCAGAGTTGCCACACGCTTCCGTAATCCGTCACCCGCTCCTGGCCATCCAGCGTACGGTCTACCGGGTCGCCACGGGTATCGCCGTCCTCGTTGGTATTCGTGTACTCCACACGACTCAAGGAGTCGGCGTGCTTCGGATAGGTGTCCTTCAACAACTCCAAAGGCTCAAACGACTGGTCGCCTGCGTACTCCACGGTCTCCCAGCTTTTGGCGCCGTAGTCGTGAACCCAATCATCCTGTAGAATGTGATCCACGAACGGCTGACCGGTGTCATGCCGGTAGCCCTGATACCTGAACGTCTTCTCAGTCAACCCAACCTTGACCACGGCCATAAGCAGCAGCGCATCGAAGACGACAAGATCGAACGTCGTTTCCAGGTCAATCTCGTTCGCCAGATGGTTGAGGCCGAGTTCCAGCTTGGACCGCGTCCCTAAAAGCGCTTGATCTCGCACGGTGACGAAAGCCGCAGGCACGCTGGGGGCCAATAATTGCTTGTGGACGGCAACGAACTGTTCGACGTCATTGGGCGCAACAGATTGGGTCGCCCCCTTGTCGGAGTAGTTTTTCCCGAGATACTCGCGCTGGAATTTGTTGCGCAGCTCGCGGTGGAACCCGAGCTTCAACCTGGACTTGCGCGCCGCCGTCACCAGGCGTGACACGTCGCGTTGGTTTTCAGGGTCAAACGGCATCAGTCTTCCTGCTCCAACCGTTCGGCGCCTTCCGTCTCCGGCTCACAATCGTCGTCGAAGTACAGCTCGATCACAACGCCACCGTCGAACCCAGACCATGCGAACCAAGCAAGTACCTCGACATCCTCGGCTTTCTCGTACATCTCAGTCGTTTTCCTCTGGCAGCACAGGCTTTCTCCACTCCATCCTGTCGATAAGCGCCCGCGCCTTTTGTTCGACTTCCCCGGGGCGGACGTTCGTGTAGCGTATAGTCCAATTCCACCACCGGGGCGGACGACGAAGCAGCGTGTGCCAGAACCAACGCCACAACCGGCGCCTGAACCCGTACCACCACGGCAATCGAGGCAATTGAATCGCCATCAGTCCTCCGCCTCGAAGTCGAGCGGACCCGTAAAATTAGCCAGGAAAACGGCGAGGTAGTCAAGATCGTAGATGTCCTGGAAGGCCGCAAAGTCGCGGAGGTCTATGTCGCCGTCGCGGTCGAAATCGAAGGGTGACAAGGGCGTGCTGCTCACGCTCTCGTCAGCCACAGCCCTCGCAATCCAGGCAACCGACAACACCGAAGCTACTCCACCAAGAAGCACGCATGCAGCCGTAGCCGCCAAAACCCACCAGGGCGGCAGTCGTCGCGTTTTCATCTCGTCAACCACCCTTCTTCAACCCGCCGGGCCTCACGCCGCGCCCGGCGATTCTCCTGCATCTCATTGTAGAAGCATGGATACGAAGGCTCAACAGAGGAAGTACCTGTGGGCACGGGCTCCGAAATCGACGCCGACCCGCGGAGCGCCAGGGCATTCGCCGCGACGCGGTCGCCGTGGTTCTCACGGGCGCCCGAAGGGTCATCGCTGCTCATCGCCTTGTAATGAGCCACCTTGCCACCCGGGAAATACTTGTAATCGTAACACTCCTTGAGGCCGTCTTCACTAGGCTCGACGAAGCTGCCGCGACAAAGGGCTACACCGTAATCCCGAATGAGCGATTGGGCGCTCTTACCCGTAGCCCAAATACCCGGCGCCCGACTCTTGCGCTCCTCGTCGGTCATGTTCGCAACCGAGTAGTACAGATTCTCGTATCCCAGCTCAAGAAGCCGTTTACCAAAGCTGCGTCCGATGCCGTTCGCCTCCCAGACCATCAACGCCGGAGTTCCCGTCCAATCCTCGAACCACCGGCCGACCTGGGCGGAAATCTCCGCCAACTCGGTCGGATCGAGCTTCGGGCTGGCCAACTCGCCTACCTTCTCGTGCAAGCGGCAGTCGAAGACGGTAATGCACGAATTCGACGCCCCCGTACCCACTGAAACGTCCACTCCCACAACGTAACAACGGTCCAAAGGCGGCGATTTCGACACCCGGGGCGCCAACCATAAACGCAAATCCCCTTTCGACCCGTTGTCAGAGCAGTATTTCTTCACCTCCGTCGGCGGCCGCGTCTTGGCCATCAACGGCTCCAACTCCTTGGGATCGAAAAACGGATCGCCGCTGCCGATGAACTCACGCTTGTGCTCTTGGGCCATGAGCGACTTCATCTGCGTACGGCGCTCCTCGGCGTCGTACCAGATACTTCGCAAGTCGCCGTCGTCGATGAACTCGTAGCCCGGCGGGTAGACGTATCCGGGATCCAGGAACTCGACCTTCCCGTCCGTCGAACGGTACAGGCCGGCGCGCTTAGCGGGCATGTCCTCCCACTTGAAGTCCACAAGCTCCATCTGGGCGTCAGTGACGATCTTGTGAAAGGCGTTGCCCACGCCGTTCGTGGTACTGACGAACCAGCAACAAAACGACGCCCCGGTTGCCGACTTCAAAGCCTTGAAGCTGTCGGGGAGCTCGAAAAAGGCGAACTCATCCAACCCGATCGCCGTGGGACGGCCGCCACGCGAAAACTCTCCGGTCGTCGCTTGCCCGCTGATGATCGAGCCCATCATCGGGTTGTACAGCTTCAACTCGGTCCGATCGTTGACCCCGAGCTTCGGCCGAAGCCAGCGAGGTAGCCGCTCCAGCACGAAATCGAGCTTCGGCATGAGCGCGTCCAGATCCTTGGGCTTGTCAACCAGGTCCTCTTTGCGGCTCACCAGCAAGAACGACTGTGAACGGAAGAAGAGCCACCGATACAGCATGACCAGCAGCATTACCCAGCTCGCCCCCGTGCCTCGAGCCTTATGAAACACCAGGTCGGTCTTGCCGACGTGTGCCGGCCGCCCCGCCCGCGCCAACCCCGACAACATGCGGCGAATGCCGTGTTCCTGGAAGGGGTACGTGATGAACGGCTGTTCCGGGCAGTTCGGGAACCACATCGAGTTCGCCGTCCAGCAGAACGTGTTGATAAAGAATAGGATGTCCTGCTTGCACATCCCACGCAAAGCCGACGCCGCCTCGCGGGACTCGTAACCCCGTTTCGACGTCGTCTCGCGAAACGCCAGGTTCG